AAACCTTGTTACCACTAGCATCAAGTCCATAATTAATCCAAGACCCATCAAGGGCTGTTATAGATGGATATGCTTTTCTTATAGCTGCAATATCCATTATGCTGCTACCTCCTTTACTGTTATTGTTGAAATAGATCTGTGGTGATAATTGCTATTAGATTCAATAGAACTTGAAGCTCTATTAACAAATACTGATTTAGTTCCGTTATACCCATGGCTTAATCTGACACTGTAAGTTATTGCATTTGTACTCCCTGCGGTATCTAGATATTCGCCACTAATAGTTGATGTTGTGTAATTGGTAGATACTTCCTGTGAAAAAGTAACCCTATTTATGTTTCCACTTGTATCTCCAATAGCTCCTGATATAACAGAACCATCTTTAAATAATGTTGCAGCCATTCTATTAGGTGTAGAATCTTGAAAAGACACACTTACTGCTATTGATACAAGTATTTTATTACTTGCATTTGATGGCGTAATAGAAACAGTTAATCCTGGTACATCTACACCATATGCTCCTTGGTTGACATCTGCATTATAAACATCTGTTTTAACTGTTTGGAGAACTTGAAGATTTTTACCACCAACGCCACTTGCTAGTTTTCCAGCAGTAACAGCATTAGCAGCAAGCATATCTGCATCTACTATTCCATCAGGTAAACCTCCTACTGAGATTCCTGTAACTGTTCCTGATCCGTTGATTGCTATTGGCATAACTATAAGATAACAAGGATTGCACCAGAAGGCACAGTTATTGTGACTCCTGAGTTAATTGTAGGACTTACAGTATGTGCGTTTTTATTTGCTGTAATACTGTAGGAAGTTGTTGCAGTTTGATCCGATTCAAAGAATACTTCATCTGTACCTCCACCAGTAGCTCCAGCACCTCCACCAATAGCACCCCAAGCTCCGTTGTTATAGCCTTCAAACTGATTAAGAGTTGAGTTATGTCTAAACATACCAACAGCAGGACTTCCATCTCTCTGAGCCGTTGTACCAGATGGTATGGTCAGACTAGATGTATAGTTATGCGTTACTTTTCCTGTAAAAGTTCCGCCAGTAAGAGGTGCTAATCCAAAGTTTGTTGTAGCTACTGGCCCAACAGTTACATATCCATTATTTGCTGCATTTCTTATTTTTAAATTTCCATCAGATGTATCAACGTGCCATTGGAACGCAAAATTAGTTGTTAATGCACCAGACTTACTATTATTTGACGCAATAGCTT